GTAGAATGCCACAACTTATTTTCTTCAGTCTAATCGGAGCATACGTTTATTACAATGGAGCCATCAGTTCTCTCGTATTTCAATAACATATTAATATCTACTCCAGCAGAAGCACACGGTCTATTGGAGTTCGGATTCTTTATGGCAGTAGGAATTACCGCAGGATCTCTTGGGATAATATAGGAAAATCGAAAATTGAATACTAAAAAACCCCGAAAATTTTTCGGGGTATTTTTTTGTCTAAAAAGTCGATCAACCAGTTGCTTTTAATCTCTTATTAATATACCTACTAGACTTCTCGTACTTATTATTTCTTCTGAAGTCATCAATAAACTGAGAAGTATAAGATGGTTTCAATAGATATATTTCTCTCTTCTTTTCATTCTCTTTGGTGAACCATTCTGCTACTGATATTGCATTACAAAAAGAACTTCCAAGTTTATCCTGTACAGTTCCATTAATATTTAATTTGTGTGTAGCATTATAGAATGTTTCATCTACAATAGTACCTGCTTTGTACTGTGCTATCTCTATTGTTTCATAGTGATGTATCTCAGCAAAAGCATCATCATATTCTTTCTCTAATGTCTCGTATATTTCATGAGAAGATAAAGGCCAATCATACTGTGCGTTGATCATATTATTTGTTATAAGAATGATCCAGTCATAATGTGGGTTACCATATGCTTTGTCTGCTAATGTATCAGGTCTTTCTCCGTCCATAATACCATACTTCTGAAAGTATACGGCCAAAGAAAATACATCTTCATTCACTTTATATCTTCTGAAGAAGTTCTTTGCTATCTTAACATCAGAAGATGAGAATGGATATTTTATAGGTTTTTCATCATATCCTATGTTTGGTATATTTCTGAAGTACATTAGTAGTTATCAGCCTCCTCCTTGTATACAAGTTTTGTTTCTTGGAAGTTTAAAGTTAATTCTGTTGCAACCATACTTCCATCATGATATGTAGCATAAGTTCCATCAGGAGTGTAGTTTATATCTACTTGTGATAGAGCACACATTTTAAATTGTGGAACATCTGGATTCTCTTGTCCTCCTCTCATAAATGATACTCTAACTAGATCAGGTACTTTTATGAATCCAGCAGTTGTACCATCACCTCTTGACCATCCAAATACCTGACTTACACCAGTGCTAGGTAACATATTTCTTTTAAAGAGATTTGTTATAGATTTTATATTAACTGCTTCATCAACATTACGAGGAACTAATCTAAATTTCAATGAGAACGTTCTCATATCAATGTTCTGGAATAGTAGCTCAGCGTTTGGGTTTTGAACTACACCAGATATTCCTCCATATATATCATCATCATTTAATACATCACCACTAATTTTTTTAACACTATCTTTTATTATATTCATACCCATGTCACTAGCCAATCTATCCCACTGTTGGAATGATCTTCTTATACTTTCTACTTCCTTGTTGATAAGTCCTTGTGATCCTCTTGCTATTAGTTCTCCTCTTCCTGCTGCTCCAACGGATTTACCACCCCAGTTTGCTTTGTATCCAGTAGAGATATCATCTGGCATGTATAGCATAACAATTGGATCAGGTGTCTCAGTATATTGATCTGCTCTATTGTATACGTTTAAGACACTCTTACCTTTTTCTACATGTTCAGCCCATGCTTGTTTAAAACTTTTTTCATCAGACCAAAACCCACTTTGTTCTACATATTTGTTTTTATCAAACCAAACTCCTGACATATTTTTAGCATCCATACTACGAGCACCACCTTCTCCAACATAATCTCCTTGGTCGTGGAATGATCTTCCCCAAGGTGGTTGATACTTATAGAATTTGAATACAACGTAGTCGCTTTGATCTCTTATGGGTGGATTAGATGGATACCTAAGAGCACTACTATCAATAGTTATTTCTGGATACTGTGTCTGTGCCACAGGATTATCCTTCATGTATTGTTCAATAGCTGCTTCACGTAGCCTTTTCTTGGCTCGTTTTTCCTGTCTACTATCTTTCCAAAAGTTAATTTTTGGATATAGTTGTTCTCCTGGTGCTTTGGTAAGATTTTTAATAGTATAGTCTCCACCACTACCATCTTCATCAAATAGTTGTCCGAGATTACTCATAGTGCCATTTCTCTACTTTCTGGTGTACCATAACCTTTGACTACTCTGCGGCCTTTATATTTGTCGTAGAAGTTTTCATCGGTATCTTCCCAAACATCCTCTCGTCTGATAGGAAATTGTAACCCGTTTAGATCTCTCACAAAGTTTTCTATAGGTAATAGGACAACAGTATCCCATTCATTTATAGCAACATCAAGAAGTAATTGTTGATCAACGTGTCTAAGTAAATATTTATGCAGAGATGCCTTGGGTACATCAATTCTACCTTGTGTTAACTTAGATGCTGCAACGATTCTCTTCTTCAATGCAATGTAATGAAAGTTGATTCCCCAGAACTCTTCTTTATTTGATCTGATACAATAGACAAGGGGATAAGTATCGTAGTACCTTAGTTTCTTAATAAATTTTGGGTCTTTATATTCAAAGAGATACATATGGCCTTGGACAGCCCATCTACGTAGTTGGTTCTGATCTTGATTGATTCCAGTGTCTAATGAGTCTCTTCTTTCGTCGCGGATAAACTTGTCAAAATTCTTTTTATATTGTAGTGCTAGTTTCTGAGTAGTAGCACGATACCATTGTAATGATTTCTTTTCTCCACCTGCTTCTTGTTTTACTTTCTCGAATAGTGTATTACCACCAGTAGTTAGTGCTGCCTTTGAAATATTAGCAGACGCTTTCTTTTGTAGTTCTCCAAATCCTTGTGCCATTTTTTCATACCGCTAAATTATCCTCTGTAAATATTAAGAATTCCATCTGCCTATCTTCACAAAATCTCTTAGCAGATCTCCATTTAGCACGGTTCTTTGCGTAGGTTTTTACAGCATTACGATACGAAGCAGTATTTTTATTTTTCGCATTAGGAGGTTTTGTTTGTTTCTTTGGTTTAATTTCTATAATATACTTAGCCGTTCCTCCTCCCTTCTCTCTAACTTTTATGTAGAAGTCAGGATAGTAACGACGTATTTTCCCATCAGGAGCATGATATGGTATTATTACCGTCTCACTTCCCCACTCTAATATATGTGAGTGGTTATCACAGTAAACCATGAACTTACGTTCCCATAAGGATCTATAGACCACATTTCTTGGATTACCACGATACTTCTGAGGATTGATGGGCCTATAAATCCCAGAGTAGGCCATAAATATAGTTGTATCATTAGTAGATATTTAGTGTGTCTGTTAGTCGTTTTATACAAAGAGTATCAAAAGACGGTGGTTTAGCGTCTAGTAATAGTTTTATTGTAAGGATATTAGATTCTAGTGTAGGATCTTTTGACCTTGATGAAACTATAGAATTTTACTGTAATGAAGCACAATTACCTAACATTAATACAGCAGAAAGTAGTATTAATGGAATGTATGTTGGATCTGGACAGGTAAAATATCCGCATACTAGGGTCTATACGGAAATTCAACTTGGATTCCTTTGTGATGCTAATATGAGTGTACTTAAGTTCTTAAATAAGTGGCAAGATCTTATGTTTAATCAAGAACGTGGATCTATTGATAAAGTACAAAATAGGGAAGTAAGATTATCATACATGGATGAGTATGTTTCTGATATTGCCATAATTAAAGCAGAACCAGGTCCAAAGTCTGCTGTACAAAGACAACCAATAACATATGTTTTAGAAAGAGCATATCCATATGCTATTGACGCTGTTCCTTTACAGTATGGTACTAATCAAGTAGTTCAAGTAACTGCTCAGTTCTCATACATGCGTCATTACACGATGGATCACGACATTAGATTTGTTAAAGGCGATGTTTCAAACATGGGTGAGACTGAAGATGCAAGAGACATGGCTTTCGGTGGTGGATTCTCTCTTGGATTTGATGGACGCTGGTAGGCCAGCAAATTCGACTTTTTGATTCCATAAAAGTCGAAAAAATTACTCGGCAATTTTTTTGCTTGAAAAGTCGATATATATAAATATGACCTCAAACTGATTATTATGGCATTACCAAAAGTCGCACTCCCGACTTATGAACTGGATTTACCCTCAAATGGGAAAGCTATCAAATACCGTCCATTTGTCGTAAAAGAGGAAAAACTTCTTTTAATGGCTATGGAAACAGAAGAAGAATCTGCGATAACATCAGCAGTTAAAGATTTATTGAAAAATTGCGTTCAGAGCAGAATTAAGATTGATCAATTACCAACTTTTGATCTAGAATATTTGTTTTTGAATATTCGTGCTGTATCTGTTGGTGAAGAAGTCGATATGACTATCACCTGTAAAGATGATAATAAAACAGAGGTGAAATATACATTCAGTTTATTTGACGTTAAAATAGATAAACCAGAAGGCCATGATCCTAAGATTGAGCTTTCTGATGATATGGGTATTATTTTTAGATATCCTACATTCCCAGAATTTGTTAAATCTTCAATTATAGGGAAACAACTTGATCCTGAAGGATATATTGATGTTATTGCTGGATGTGTAGATCAGATATATGATGGAGAAGACGTATATGATTCATCTACTACTAGTAAGAAAGAATTTAAGGAATTTATAGAAGGATTGACTACCAATCAATTTAAGAATATTACAAAATTCTTTGATACTATACCTAAGTTAGAGCATAGGTTTAATATTAAGAATCCTGAAACTGGTGTAGAATCTGAGTATGTAATCAATGGGTTACAGAATTTTTTCGGATAGCCCTCTTTCACACATCGTTGGAGGGTTACTATAAGACCAATTTCGCTTTGATGCAATACCATAAATATAGCTTAAGTGAGATTGAAAATATGATGCCTTGGGAAAGGCAAGTTTATACCACTTTATTGATGCAACATCTTGAGAAAGTAAAACAAGAACAGGCTAAGAACAAATAATGGCACATGGATTTCAAGGTATTGGTAAATTACCAGAAAGCAAGGGTTATAAGGACTTGCATAATTGGGCCTGGGACAAATTAAAGAAAGCAGCTAAAAAAGTTGGAGAAACAAAAAAGAAAACGGCACTTGGTCTAACTCAGGATAAGTCCATATTTCCAGTTGATGTATCAGTTATAGATGTAACTTCAGAAGAAGTTGAAGAAGCGGTACAAATTGCTGGACAGACTGCAATGTTTGGACTTCCATCTAAGAAAGGTGGAGCAATAACTAATTTCTCTGGATCTGGATTAGCAGGTTTACAACCTAAAAGAGATCCTCATATAAGACCATCTCAGACTATAGTACATTATGATGGTGTATCTCAAGATGGGATATATAGCCCTACGTCTATGGGGCCTATTGGTCAGAATGATCCATCTGACACTTTACAAAGAATTGCTGATGGTGTAGATAGTTTAGTTAGAGAGGTTAAAGAGCACAAATACTCTATGGTTCACATGTCTCTCAGAAAAGAGAAACATGATGATGTGATGATGGCTAGATCACGAGCATTCTTAGAACAGAAAATGTTCAAGGGTGGTTCTGGTTCTCCTTCTGGTGGAGGCGGTGGTGGTGATTTTGTTGATATGGCCATGGGTCTCGCTATGGGTGGACAAGGTGGTGGAAAAGGTGATGCGGCCTTTGCATTAATGAATGCTATTGGAGGTACTGCATTAGGAAAAAAAGCAGGTAAGTCTATGTCTGGTCTTGGGAAGACTGGAAAGGCTGGTTCTATAATGAAACATGGTGTTGGCAGAGCTGCCAAACGTGGTTTAATTAAAGGAGGAGCCAAAGCAGGACTTAAAGGTGGAGCTAAAGTAGGAGGAAAAGCAATTCCGTTTCTTGGTGCAGGATTGGGTTTATTATTTGGAATGCAAAAATTTGCTAAAGGTGATTTTATAGGAGGATCTCTTGAGATAACATCTGGATTATTATCAACTTTTGCTCCTGGTCCTGGTACTGCTGCTGCAATAGCTATTGATAGTGCATTGTTAGCTAAAGATTTGTCAGATAATGCTGCTAGTATGGATACTGGTGGTATAGTTAATAAGCAACCTGGGAAAGGAATAGATGGAGAAGGTGGATTTGGAGCAATAGTCCATCCAGGTGAAATAATTTCTAATGCACAGCAGTTAAAAGAGATACCTGAGTATTTCCTTGATCATATGGTTCAGAAGGAACAGGAGTATTCTAAAGTTATTGGATTAGGATTATATTGGAACCAAAAGAAATATCCAGGTTTCTGGGGTGGCGGTGGTGATGGTAAAAAAGAGAAGGAACCACCTTCACAATTTCAACAAGCAACTTCACAATTACTCCGTGGATTGATAGGAAGTAAAGTTGATGACGGACATTGGGGTCCGAAATTTTTAAGACTCTTTAATGAAAATACTGAAGTAGGAAAACAATTAAAAGCAGAAGATGAAGTTGTACATGGTGAAGGTCCGACAGCAACACTCAGAGCAATTACTGGATCTAAGAAAGGTGATGGATATTGGGGTCCAAAATGGATGGGTATCAAGAGAGATAATCAACCAACAGTTGATCCAGAACAAGTACTTAGATATTTACAGAGTAAAGGAATTGGAAGAGAAGACGCAATTAATTGGACAAATAAAATCAATGATGCTTCTGGTTTTGTTGGTAATCAGAATGGTGGATTGTTTGGTTGGGAAGGTTCAGATTTCTCTTCAATGAAATCTGCTGTTGGTGATGATTGGAAGACTAACTGGCAAGGTCAATTAGACTATCTTATTAAAGAGCAAGTAATTCTTCCAGAAAAAGGAAATAATACTGGAACAAATAATAATAGTGGAACAGGTAGTGGTAATGTAACAACTACTGGAAATGAAACAGCAAATAAGATTAATCAGTTATCAGCTGATCAAGCTCTTGTTCAGGTAGGAAATACTCCTATAATTGTTAATAACGTAGTGGCAGGTGAAGGTAGTGGACAACCTGGAACCACACCATCAGGATACTTCAATGGTATTAGTATGGCAGAGACTGGTACTGAAGTATTTTCTAATTTAAGAATAAGGAGTATTAGATAATGAGTGAAGTCAACGAACAATTTCAGAATAGTTTAGACTTCAAGGTTGAGAACGTAAGGATATGGCCAGCTGGAACGCCAACTGGTCCTGGTGCTGTTGACATGACTGGGACTGTAATAACTTTTTCTTATGTTGAGAGTATTACATCTCCATTTGTTGCAGGTACTATGACCATTCTTGATAGTGGTGGTCTTTTAAGTGGATTACCTATACAAGGCACAGAAAATATATGGATTACACTTAAAACAAGTTCTGAAAATGATCCAATAGTATATAAAATGAAAGTCTGGAGTATTAATAATAGATTTGCTAAAGGACAGAAACAAGTATATACATTAGGATTAATTTCTGCTGAGGCCATTAAAAATGAGACTGTTAGAGTAACTAAACCACTTAGAGGACATAGTGATTCTATTGTAGTTGATCTGATGGAAAATTTTATAAAAACAGAGAAGGATGTTTTTACAGAGGTTTCTAGGTTTCAATTAAATATGCTTCCAGCAAGAAGGAGACCATTTGATCTTATTACAGAGGTTTGTTTGAAGAGTGTTGGTGAGAAAGGAACAAGTACAACAACTGTTAAGAAGAATGGTAAAGAAACAGAGGTAACTGAAACTATTAAAGGTAGTGCTGGATATTTCTTTTGGGAGAATAGAAGAGGATATAATTTCTTCTCTGTGGATACTTTACTTGCAGAAGAGGGATCTAAATTTAGATCAGAATCTTATACAAATGCTGCATGGGGTCCGTATATAGAAAGAACTGCTAATACAGATGATGTACCAGAAGTAGATGAAAGGTCTAATATATTACAAGCTAGTTTTGGATCACAGTTAGATGTGTTGGAATCCTTAAGAATGGGTCAGTATGGTACTATGATCGCATTCTTTAATCATAGTACAGGTGAATACGAAGAATATACTTACAATGCTTCTGAGAACTATGATAACATGGCTCATTTAGGAGGACAAGAGAGTGCTGAGTTAATTTCAGATGACCAAAATGATTTAACACAAGTACCATCAAGAATTATGTCCGTTTACATTGACCATGAATCGTGGTATAATAAAGGCTGGCCAGCTGATCCCGAAGATAGTAGTGCTAAAAGTCCTACTCCATTTGCTGATTGGCAGAAATATTATGCAACTCAGGCTTTAACAAGGTATGAGTTTTTGAAGAATCAATATGCTACTGTTCAGATTGCTGGTAATTCTGGTATTTGTGCAGGAGATTTAGTTGATCTTAGATTGTCAAATAAACTGCCAGCAGAGGCTACAAAAGATGAACCATTTGATAAAGAGAGTAGTGGAGTGTATCTCGTTGAAGAGGTTACACATGAATACGCTAAACTTGAAAATGCAAATGGTCGTTTTATCACAACCTTAAGACTTATGCGTGATTCTTTTGGTATGAAGGATAGAATTTCTACCCATGGCCAATAAATAATCTTACCACCGTAATAAAATTATGGCACAAATCAAACACGATTTAGATCATGAAGTTTACTTTGATCCAAAGGATCATAAGGAGCATACTAATCATGGTATGCATGAGTATTCTGAAGAGGATTTAAAAACTTCACACGCTTACTATGAGGAGTATCATAAAAATGATGATCCTGAGACAGGTATTAATGATTACCATCTCAGACATCAGGATAAGCAACTAGATCAGTATTGCGATAATCATCCTGATGCTTTTGAATGTAGAGTATATGACGAGTAATTAATGGATCAATTAGCATCACAACTGATACCAACCAATAGAGTTGGTAATGATGGATTCAACTGGTGGGTTGGTCAGGTGGAGGAATCTGCCTTACACCACGAGAATAAGAACATTAAGGGTGGTGCTAGATATAGAGTTAGAATAGTAGGAGATCATCCTAAAGATCCTGAGACTTTACCAACATCGGAACTTCCTTGGTGTCATGTAATGATGCCAGTTAATGTTCCTTTTATGCCTGGTAACACTGCTGGAGCACATCCACAGTTACAGAAGGGATGTTGGGTCATTGGATTCTATCTTGATCCAGATAGACAGAAACCGATCATTATGGGGTCTATTGGACAGACCCCAGGTGCTACAAGTAAAGTAGTATATTCGAGACCTGATGATTATCCATTCACTACGGCAATTCCTAGTGATGATATAAATGTGGCTAGTGAAGGTGTAGTTCAGAAGGAGAATGTAAAAGGTGAACAGACTGACCTTGCAAATCTTAATAGAACTACTGGTCTTTTAGATTCAGGTAAAGAAGATACTGGTAGTGATGTAGTCAGTTCCTCTACAAAGCCTGGCCGTAATACTTTAACTGTACTCAAAGACGAGAGTTGGTGTCAGAGTGTAGCAGAGAAATGTGATAAGGTAGAATTTAAGAAGGATTTAAAATTTTATATTGCAGAATTTCTAGAAGAAGTTCAGAATAATAATGGAAAGATAGGTACGTATCTTATTGATAGAGTAACAGGAAAACTTTTTGATGCTAAGGGTGTTGCTAGAAAGTATATTAAGAAGGTAATGGCGGTTATCAAGAAGTTTATCGCTAAGATTAAGGGATTTATAATAGGTAAATTAAAAGAAGCAGTAAAATGGCTTACTGAAGCAATAATGCGTCCTGATGATAAAGGTAATGCATTAACTCCAGTTACTAAGTTCTTTAATAAACTACTGAAGGACTTAGGATGTTCAATGGCAGATATTGGTGATCGTTTGATGGAATGGTTAACTAATGTTTTGATGAGTTATGTTGAGCAAATTTATCGTTCTGTTGCTTGTCAGATTGATTCATTAGTCAATGGTATTCTTTCCAAATTGTTTGATTTATTGAATAATCTATTAAATTCAATATTAGGACCATTACAGGCGATTCTTGGGGCAATTGCAGCTCCACTTAACATCATTGGTGGTGCTATAAACTATGTT